GCTTGGCGGGGCGCTTCATACGCGGTCGGGCCAGTGGGCCACCAGCGGCGTGTGGCCGGGCAGCTTGTCCAGGTAGTCCAGCGCTTCGCGCTGCGTTTCGTACAGCGGCACGCTGGTCTTGCAGGTCGGCTGGGTCGCGCCGTCTGGCCAGATCGTCAAGTTCACGCAGCGCGGGCCCCACACGCGGGTGATGATGGCGGGCGCCTGGTCGTTGGCGGCCAGCACGTTGCGCACGATGACGATGCGGCCGAGGGTGGGGGTATTCATGGTGTTGCTCCGGTATCAGGCCGCAATGCCCAGAATGGCGCGGCGAATTTCTTCACCCGCAGCGGCAGAAAGCCCGCCCTTGCTGGCGATCTTGTCGACTGTTTCAGCGGCGGCGCGGGTCTTTTCGGCCACTGAGCTGGCGTGCTGTTTGAGGGCGATGGATGCGCGGGCCAGCGGCGCCATTGCCTTGGCGATCGCGCCCAGGCTGGCCTGCTCAGGGTCCACGTCCATCTCCATCAGCAGGGTGAACAGCTTTTCCTGCATCAGGCGCATCAGCGCTTCGCTCATGTCGGCGCTGTCGTCGGGCGCTGCGGCCACCAAAGCCTTAGCCTGGGCGGTGCTGCGGGTCAGCTCGCTGATGCGCTGGTCCAGCTTGCTGCCGTAGCGGTGGATGGCGCTTTTGCTTACTTCGTAGCCCTGCGCCGACAGCCACTTCTCCAGGTCCACGTAGCCACGAAAACCGCCTTTGATCAGGCGGGCATCGAGTTCGGCCCGGGTAGGCTCTGGCAGGTCAAAAATCTTGCTGCGCTCGGCCACGGCTCAGGCCCCGCTCATGCGCGGGCGGGCAATGCCGGGCTCGCACTCGGTGGTGTATTCGGCCAGGTCAACGCCGTGGCGCGTCAGCTCCACAAACCAGCGGTCCATGCCGTCTTTCTTGATCTTCACCAGCGCGCGGTCTGCCAGGTAGTCCAGCTCGGTGCGGATCTCGCGGTGGGTAGCGTCGGTGTAGGTGGCCTGGATCACGGGCAGCATGGCCTCGGTGTAAATGCCGGCCGGGCGGCTTACGTTGGCCGTGAGCAGCAGGAACCACCGGATGGTTTCACGCCGGGCCTTGGCGATCATGGGATTTTGGTCGGGGGTCACTGGTCGCTCCGTTTGCGTTGTGCATTAAGCAGTTGGCGGAAGGCTTCTTCCATGCGCAGCTGGAAGGCATCGAGCTTGGTCATGATGGTGGCGATGACCTGGGTGTGGTCCTCACGGCGCACGTAGTCGCGGGGCAGCTCGGCCTTCAGCTCCATCAGGTCGCGCTCCAGGCGGCGGCTTGATTCGTCCTGGCCTTTCAGGTGATCGCTCACCACCTTGAACTTTTCGTCGATGTTTTGCTGGCTGCCCTGCAGCAGCATGCGGGCCAGGCCGAAGAACGCCCCGATGATGGTGACCAGCAGCGAAATGAGCTGCCACAGTTCCATGTTGATCGTCATCACTTCTTCGCTTTCACGGCTTCGTCGCGCTGCTGGCAGCTGATACAGGTTTGAACCCCGGGCACAGCGCGGCGCCGGGCTTCGGGGATGGGTTCATCGCAGTTGGGGTCTTGGCACTCTGTGGCGCTGGTGTGCTCCCAGCTCTGCACCAGGCCTGACGCTGCGCCAGCCTTACGGCGCTGGGCTTCAAGGGCATGGCGCAGGAACATAGCGTCTTGCTCTTGCGCGCGGTCATAAACGTCGGTCACCGGGCAGGCTCTGCCGGTGGCTGGCACAGCGGCACTACTTCGGCGATGTAGCGCTGGGCGGCAGCAAGGTCGGCGGCGTCGGCTTGGGCGTCTGCGGCGAGGCTGACAAGATCGCTTCGAGTCTGCTCAGATAGTCGCGCGAGCGGGGGCGCATCATCTGCGCATCGGGCGCCGGCAGGCTGACCAGTTGCACTGGCGGCGGCGTCAGCAGCGTATTGGGTTGCACGCTCGCGCAGCCGCTGCTCAACAGCAGCACGCTCAGCGCCCAAAGCGCTGCGGGTTTTTTGCAGTTCATCGCTTACCTTCGTATTGGCGCGGCTGGCTAGGCGTTGCGCTTCGTTGCGGGTTTTGCTGGCCTGTGTGGCCTGCGTGGCCACTTCGGCCTTGATGGCCTGCAGCTCGGCCTGGCTGGTGGCTGCGGCAGCAGTGGCGCGGCTGGCCTTGAAAGTGGCCACTACACCCCAGCCGCCCACGGTCAGCAGGGTAACCAGCCCAGCAATGGCCAGCGCCTTCAGGGCGCCCAGGTTCAGCGGTCCTATCATGGCGCGGCCCCTTCAGCGGGCACACCGCTCACGCTGTCTTGCTTGACCAGGCGGCCCACCATGCCCAGCACCAGCAGGGCCACGGCCGTCCACAGCACATAGCGCTGTGGCACCAGGGTCTGCAGGCTGTCGGGCAGCGCGTTCCAGGCGCCCAGCAGCGCGGTGGCGGCAGACATGGCCTGCATGCTCAGCATGCGGTGCGCACGGCGCCATTCGTCGATCAACTTCATGAGCGGCTCCGGCGGCAGTTGGCCTTGTGGTGGGCGGTGTTGCGGCGCTTGGCAGCAGCTCGGCGAATGCCACGCGCACCGCACGGCGGACGGAACACTGGGCGCCACAGGAAGTCGCCCGGCGTGTTCGGCGTCAGCAATGACGGCAGGTCTCCGTCGAAGGCTTCCCGCGTAGCAAGCGACTTGCCGAGCCTGCGACTGCAGCTCACGATCATGGTCTTCGCTGGTGGCGCCTCATTGGCTACTGCAGGAACACCAAAAGCCGCAAGGCCCAGAAGTACTGAGGTCAAAACGGAGCGGGAACGGTTCATGCGAAACCTCGGACGTAGGTGGTGCCAGCAGCGCCGAACTTGGCGGTGAGTACTTCGCCGCGCGGCGGCGTGCCTAGTTCACTCAGGCCCAGGTGTACCCAGGTGCCCTCTTGAATGAGCTGGTCAAACGAAATGTGGTCCGCCACGATGCGGTGGCAGATTTGCAGCGGCGTGCCGAACTGGGGGCAGATGAAGTCCACCGCCAGCCCCTGCACATGGGCGCTGAAGGCGGCGCCACCCACAGCGCGGTTCAGCTCGCCGCTGCGGTAGCCGCTGTTGATGCTGATGGGGCGGTTGCCCAGAGCTTCGCGGACCAGTTCCAGCACAGCGCACACGCGGCGCAGGTTGGCCAGGGCTTGCACGCCGGGGATGTTGGCAATGCCACGGCGTGTGGCAGTCTGGCTGGCCAGTAGTTCAGACAGGTGGAAATGCGGGCTCAGCAGCGCATCTTGCAGATTCGGGCTGTTGATGGTGGGCATGGCTTTGTCCATGTATCCATCGTGCCGGGGTGGGCTGCAAACCGATAGTAAAGCGGGTTAGAACGCGCCATTGAAAAGGCCCGCACGGTGGCGGGCCTGGTGGGGTGTGCGGTGGTGGGGCGTCAGTACCGTGCCCAGCTGGCCACCTTGCCGCCGGCCACATGCAGCACGGTGCGGTGGCCCACGTAGGTTTGCACCTTGCCGCCGGTGGTGACCACTTCGCCCTGCAGGCGGAAGGTGCCCACGCATTGCTGGGCGCGCTGCAGCGTCATGCCCACGGCGGGCTTGCCAAACTCGGGGCCGCAGGCGGCGCGGCGGGCGTTGGTGTCGGCAGTCACGCGGTCTTCATAGGCTTGCTCGCGGTTGCGTTCTTCCTGCCAGCCCTGGGCGCGGGCGGCGTCGGCGGCGGCTTGGCGACGCAGGCCTTCCTGGTTGATGGCATCCACCCGGGCGCGCTCGGCCTGGTCGGCATCGAGGCGCTGTGCCAAAGTGGCGTCAGCGGTGGCTTGTTGCTGGGCGCGCAGGCTTGCCTGTCGCTGGGCTTCGGCCTGGTGCGTGGCTTCAATGCCGCGCAGGCCATCGCAGGTGCGGGCGTCAATGGGCTGGCCGGTGGGCCACAGACATTGCACCAGGTCGGGGTCAGCGGCCAGCGCGGGGCTGGCGATCAGTGCGGACAGTGCGGCCAGCAGAATGGGTTTCATGGTTCAGCTCCCTTGCTCAGTTTCACAGTGCCAGTGACAGTTGGTTCTTCTTGGCGGTTTCGGCTCGCATGATGCGGATGGCCTTGTAAATGGCCTGCTCGCTCATGTCGTATTCACGGGCCAGCTCTTGCACGTTCTGGCCATTGAATTTATCCCAGATCGCTTGATACCGCTGAAGGGTATCAAACGTCAATCCCTGGGTGATGTAGATCGACTGGCCACCCCAAGTGTCGCGCAGGCGCTCTGTGCAGGCCCAGGCAATGGCGTTGGCCTGGTGCAGCGGCAGGCCCGAGTCGCGCAGGTCGCCGGCCAGCATGGTCAGCAGGTCGCTCAGCAGCTCGGGGTAGCCGGGCGGCGGGGTGATTAGCTCGGAGTCAGGGCCGGCGTGCGGTGGCAGTTCAGGCGTGGTGGGGGTGGCGGTGCTCATGGGGCGGCCTCCTGGTTGGGGGTGGGGTTGGCTTGGGCTTCTTGCTGCAGCCGTTCGTTGATGGCCTGGGCGGCGTAGCCCTTGGGGGCTGGGCGGGTGCGCAGCTGGGCGCTGAGTTGGGCCAGCTGGGCCAGGCCGGCACGGGCCTTGGCAGGGTCGGGCCTGGGCGCGGGCAGCGCGGGGGGGCTGACGCGCCCGGGCAGCTCACGCAGCAGCTGGGCGGGGGCTGGCCAGCGGTCGGCTTTGATGCCCAGGGCGCGGAAGGCGGCGCGCAGGCGCGGGGTGTCGGCGGCTTCGTCCCACCTGGTGGGGCTGTGCCACAGCACGTCAATCCACACATTGGCCACGGGCACCAGGGTGTCACTGGCAGGGGTGTCTTTGAGGCGCAACACCAACAGCAACTGCAGGCCTTCTATCAGCAGGTTGTGCAGCCAGGCGGGGGGCGCGCCGTTAGGGGCGTAGGTCATCGCTTCAGTCCTTCCAAGGCGCTCAGGCCGGCCACGGTGGCGCTGGTGGGCTTGGCGGGTTGGTGTGGGGCCTGGCCTTGCACCACCAGGCCCGCGCGGGCCTCATTTCGCAAGTCAGACCGGGCCGTGGTGCTTTCCAGTACGCGGGCCAGGTAGTTGTGGTTGGCCAGGGGTTTGAAGCCGCCTTGCTGGCGCTTTTCGTCCATCGCAGCCACGGTGCTTTGCAGGGCCTCGGCCAGGGCGGCTTCGTCGGTGGCCAGGGCAAGTACTTCGCGGGCCAGGCGGCCAGCGCGGTCCCAGCGCAGCTGGGTAGTGCGGGCGCGGAACAGGCCCAGGTAAGCCACCAGCGGGCGGGCCAGCGCAGGCGGGGTGTCAGCCAGCAGGGCGAGCAGCTCGGCGCCGGCGTCGCGGTCAAGTGCTGCGCCCAGCGGGTAGCGGGCGTGGCAGCAGGGGCACGTCAGTTGCACGGGGCGCGCTCCATCACCAGGTGGGCCCAGCCGCTTTGGCTGCTGGTGATCAGCATGTGGGCGGCGGCTGCGGTGGCGGTGAGGTCGCAGCCGCACAGGCAGGCATCAGGGCAGCTGGGGTAGCGTGGGTCCAGCTGCACCAGGTCAACACCCAGGCACATGGCCATCACGCGCTGGTTGCGCGCGATGACGTAGCCGCTGGACAGCTTGATGGCCACGGTGGTGCACATGGCGGCTCAGCCTTGGTGCGGCCAGCCTGCGCGGGCGGCGGGCTGAGCGGCTTCTTTCAAGGCCGACAGGCTCAGCGCCAGCACTTCGAGCTTGGTTTTGACTTGATCGTTGTAGCCGCTCATGCGGCGTGCGTCAGCTGTGACCTGGTGCAGTGCGATGGCCAGGCGCTGCATTTCGCGCGAGGCGCGCATGAGCAGCAGCCCCGCTTCTTGCACCTGGGTGCTATGGGCAGCAGCCTGCAGCGGGTGCTGGGCCAGCTGGCGGCCTTTGTGGGCGGCCAGTGCAATCAGGGTGGAGGTGGCGGTGTTGTCGGGCATGGTGTGGCTCCCTGGGGTGGTGATGGGAAGGGCTGTTACGGGTCGGTTGCGGTGCGGCTCAGGCCTCGATCGCCATGCGGTCGAGGTAGTGCACAAGGGCCCGGGTGTCTTCCACGGGCAGGGTGACGGGGCGGCCCTCGATCACCAGCTGCAGGCGGCCGTCGCTCCACAGGGCGCAGGCGAACTGGGGAGGCGCTGGCGGCGTTGGTGTTGTCTCTGGCACCCAGTCAGCCACGGCGGTGGTAGCGGCGGCCACAGCTTCGCGCTCGGTAGCCTCTTCGGCTTTGGGCGTCGTCGGCTTCCAGCCCAGCATGGCACCGGTGGCCAGCTTGTATGCGGGGGCGGATGCTGCGGCAGATGCGGCGGACTTGCGGCTGGCCCGGGTGGACACTGTTTCTGGCTCGGGGTCATCTTTGGGCCGCTCCAGCGGCTTGCCGTCGCCCAGGCTCCAGATGACCAGGCGGGTGCCGGGCTTGGTGCCACGGCGGATCACGCCAAAGCGCACCGCGCCCTGCATGAAGGGCACGATATCGGTGCTGTCCAGCCCTGCTCGTTCCACCAGCTCGGCTGAACTGAGCGTGGTGCCGGCTGGTTGGGTCTGTAGGTATTTGATGATCCGGTCAGCGGTTGACCCGGTAGTGGGTGTGTAGGCGGTTTTCACAAGAAACTCCCTTCAGGGACGGTGGTGATGGGCGGCAGGGGTGGCGCGGGAGAAGGTGTGGATGAAGGTGCAGGGGCGGCTGGGAATTCGGTAACCAGCTGGATGCTGGTGGCGCGGCGCTTGAGCTGCAGCACCAGGGCGCGTGGGTTGTCCCACCAGGGCTCATAGGTGGTGAACTTGCTGTGCAGGTTGGGGAACACCTTCAGCGCTGCGCGCTTGCCGTAGGCGCGTTCGATCTTGGTGATCTCGGCCCGCTTGAAGTTGGCGTGCGTGCGGGGGCGCATCAGCAGGTCGCGCAACTTGGGGTCGTTCTTGAACTCGCCGTAGTTCATGCGGCCATCGACAAACACCATGATGGTGAACTTCAGGGCCTTGAACTGGCGCACCTGCAGGCTGACGTTCAGGCCGTCCACCACCAGGTGCACGGTGCCGTGTGGGAAGCTCAGCTTGTCAATCACCTGGGCCCACTGGGCCTTGTCCAGCTTGGTCATTTGGCAGCGTCCTTGGTTGTGCGGCGCTTGGCGTCATAGGCCAGGGCCGCGATGATTTTTTGCAGCTGGCCTTCGTCGGCCAGAGCGATGTTGGCCAGGCCGAACATGCGTTTGGCCATGCCGTGGGCGTAGGCCCAGGGGCGGCCGGCGCTGGCCAGGAAGGCTTCGACCTTGCGCAGCTGGGGGCCGCGGGCTTCGCTGGTCAGGTTGTGGGGCTGGCCTTCGCGGGGGCTGCCGGCTGCTGGCTTGGCCTTGGCGGCACCGGGCTTCCAGCCGCTGCGCTTCAGGTGGGACAGCACTTTTTCGCGGCCGGCGTGGTCCAGGTCTTTGGCGCTGTGCACGCGGGCCACGCCAAACAGCATGGCGCGGTAGGTGTCATCGTCCAGACCCAGTTCCTTTTTGGCGATGTGAATTTGCGCCAGGGCGCTGGGCCTAGCCTGCGCTGGGCGCGCGTTGTTGCTGGTGCCTGCCCTGGTCATGGCTCAGCCCACCACCTGGTCAGCGTGTACGGTGTGCACCCAGCGCTTGTTGGCGTCGCAGTAAGACACCACCTTGCCCACGCCGTCGACCAGGCGGAAGGTGATCTTGCTTTCCACCAGCGCGCTGGCCCAGCAAATGGCCATTGCGGATTTCTCTACTACCTCACGGTCTTTGAGGTCAAACCAGGAAACGTTTTTCCAGGCGCCTGAGTTTTTGACTTGCAGTTGCATTGCTGGGCTCCAGTTGATGAGTTACCCCGTGCGGGGCGGAAAAAGGGCCCCCTACTCACGCTCGGGGGCTTTGGCGGTGCCTGCCTGGCCTGCGGGGAAAGGTGCCCGGCCATCCACTGCACTGCTGCTGATATTTCTGGTGGGAACTCCTGCAGCTGGTCCCGCCGGGCTATCGCGCCCAATCACGCCCGGCGCGCGGTGGCGTCGTCAGGGGCGGCGGCTGGCCGCCACTTCGGCGGCGGTGTTCAGAGTGGTGCGGATGCGCTCGGCGGTTTCTGGGCTGATGAAGGTGGCGCCGTTGCGCTCATCAATCAGCAGCAGCTGGCCGTCATCCATCAAGCCCACGCGGGTGGGGGTTTCGAGCTGGTGGGGCGCGCTGCTCAGGCGTTGCCACCAGGTGGCAAGCCGGCTGGCGGGCTTGTGGCTTTTGCGGGTGCTCATGCCGGCACCTCGCTGCTTTCCAGCGCCACGGGGGTGACGGTGAAGCTCTCAGCGCCGGGCTTGATGCGCAGGCCGCTCAGGCCCTGCAGCAGGCTGTTGCATTCCAGCGTGCGGATCAGCAGCGCCTTTTGCACTTCGTCGGCCTCGGCGTTGACCTGGTCGGCGGTGATCTTGGCGGCGGCGCTGAAGTTGGCCAGCACGGCGTCTTTGTTCACCTCTTCTTTGGTGCGGATGAACTCGGGGAGTTTCAGGGCCTTGAGGGTGAGCAGCACGGCCTCGGCGTTGGTGACGCTGACGCTGTCCAGGCCGGTGCGCCAGGTCACGGTGCCGGTCAGGAAGTTGTGAAACTTGACCTTATGGTCACCGGTCAGCGCGGCACGGTTGGCTTCACACCAGGTTTGCACGCCGGCCTGCAGAGCCTTCACGCGCTCGGCCAGGTCGGCCAGCAGGGGGGCGAAGTGGTCGGTGATCTTGGCGACCTGGTCGTTCATCTCGGCCGCCAGGCGCTCAGACTCGCGCTGCAGGATGCCGATGGCGGTGATCTGCGCGGCGCAGGCGTCGCGGTCAGCGGGCACGTGCTCTTGTGCCGGGGCTTTGAGTTTCTTCTTGGTGGCCATGTGGTGAGGCTCCGTTGGGTGGGTGGGGTGTCAGGTGGGCAGGTGCAACTGGCCGAGCAGCTCGGGCATGGGAATGCGGCGCAGCTGGCTTTCCAGGCGCAGGCTGTGCATGGCCCGGCCGCGCAGGAAGCGGCAGCACTCGTCCAGCTCTTCGGGCGTGCGGGCGATGTAGTAGCCGGTCTCGGGGGTGCTGGCGATGGCCACGCCTTCGGTGCGCGCTTCGCTGACCAGGCTGCGCAGGGTGCGCGTGTCAGTGCCCAGCTTGCGGGCCAGGGCTTCGGCATTGATGCCGTTGGCTGCGCCGGTGTGGCTGGTGGCCAGGGTGTTGATCAGCTGGGTGCGCAAGGGGGTGTGGTCGGCCATGTGGGTTTGCTCCTGGTGGGGATTCAGTTGCGACAGGTCAGCGGCAGGGATTCACCGGGGTGCAGGCGGTGGTATCAATTCCCAGCCAGCCAATGACCACGGGCCACATGTCGGCGATGCAGACGACGCTGACCACGGCGCCAGCGGCCACGACGGCAAACCAGACGTAGCTGCTGCCTTCGTCGAAGTCGTCTTCAACCCGGGCTTGCACGGTTTCCAAGGCCCATTCACAGCACAGCCAAACAATGGCTATGAGATTGAGCAGGGCCACGCCGATGGCGCCGGCAATAGTTTCCAGGCCCACCACGATGGCGCCCAGGTTGGAACGGGTGGGGATGGGTTTGGTGTTCATGGAGCAATCTCCTTTGGGGGTTGGTTTGAAGGGCTGCAGGCATGGCGGCAGGGGCCGCTTTCAGAAAACTCGCCCCGGCCTTTGCAGCACAGCTGGGCGCGCGCATAAACCGGGTTGCCGAAACTGCCGGCCTTGCGGTCTTGAATCTCCTGGCACTTGTGCAGCGGCATTTCCAGGGCCACCGGGCATTCCACGGTTTCACCCATGAGTGCACCGCGCACCCGGCGGGCAATACGCTGGGGGTCAGCCAGGTACTTTCCGCTCAGCACCTGGCTGACGGTGGCTTCACTGATACCCAGACGCAGCGCGGTACGGGCGCCGCTGGTGCGGTCCACTTCGGCGCGCAAGGCGGGCAGCCAGTCCGGGGCCATCACCGCGCCACCCCGTGTTCACGCGCCAAGGCGTGGCCGCCCACGGCGCGGTAGGTGCGGCGCGGCAGGTAGGCCACTTCCTTGCCTTCGGCATCAAAGGTCTGGCGCGTGTTCAGGTCCGTCAGGCCGGTGGTGCAGGGGCGGGGTGCATGCGGCCCGGTGTCTTTGACCAGCACCAGCACACGCAGCTTGGCCGTGCCCATGCACTTGAAGCCGCGGTGCTGGATGTAGCCGTGCTTGAGCAGCGCCCGCACGTAGCGGTTAGTGATGGTGCGCGAGGCCTCGGCCGTCACTTGCAGGTCAGTGCTGGTGAAGTGGCGCAGCACGCGCATGGAGCGCCACAGCTTTTGCTGTGCGGCGCCCGGCGCGTGCGGCGCCAATACCCGGCGGGTGGGGGTGTCGTGCTGCATCACTCGCCAGCCTTGCTGCTCAGGAACAGCCTTCGGTTGCCCCACTGCTGGCTGGTGATGGCGTCCCAGCCCTGGCCCTTCGCCAGGCTTTCAATGCGGCTCAGGCCCACCACCATATGGCCCATGCTGCCCTTGGCCTCGGCGTGCACGTAGGCCAGAAGGTCTTCGGCCACGGTTACCTCGCACACGTTGCGGGCCAGGATGGCGGCGTCCTCGAGGTCGCAGGGCCTGAAGCCCACCCACTGGCTGATGCGGCGGCTGAGCTGCTGGCGGTGCACCAGTCGCTTTTCAATGCCGGCCATGCCCACCAGCACCACGGGCAGGCCCGATACGTCGTGGATGTCGCGCAGGGTCTCCAGCATCTTGAGGTTGGCCAGCAGGTAGTCAGCCTCGTCCACAAAAAGTGGGCGCTGGTCGATGGCCATCGCGTTGGTGATGTGGTCGACCATCGCGCTGGACCCGCGCGCCAGGGCTTCTGCGCCCAGCTCGCCCATGATCTTTCCGAGCATTGCCGAAGGGGTCCAGGTGGCGGCGGCGCGCACGTAGATGGCGTTTTCGCGGTTCATCAGCCAGGTGACGGCAGTGGTTTTGCCGGCACCGGTTTCGCCGTGCACCAGGCCCATGCCGGGTACACCTGAGTCGCGGGCCTTGAGGGCTTGAAACGCGTTTTGCAGCGTGGCAACGTTCTTGACGGGGGCTAGGCGGTTCTTCATACTCTGGCCTTCAGTTGGGGTTTCAACGACTCAACAATTGGGGTTTGGGTTGCAGCCCACCCCGCTTCAAACTGACCCGGCGCCATTGGCTTGGCCCGGGTCGTTTTCTTGGTGCATGGCACCGAACAGCTCGGTGATCTGGTCGTCCAGGCTGCGGTAGCTGGCCGGGTGCTGGGCCTTGTAGCCAGCCAGGGTTTGGCGCTCTTCGCCGGTAAGCGCCCGGGTGCGGGCCTGTTCCAGCAGCCACCGCGCGCGGGCATGCACGGTGTCAAAGGTGGGCGTCACCACGGCGCGCACGGCGCGGCGCTGGGCCAGCTCGTTGGCCAGGCCGGTGGGCACCTGGGCGGCATTGGCTTGTTGTTCGGCCTGCAGCTTCGCCCAGGTGCTGCTGACGCCGTCGATGCTAAGCAGGTCTGCACTGCTGCCGCGCTGGGCGCTGGCGGCGGCCAGCGCGCTGGCGGCCATGTCCAGGCCTTCGCTGGTGTGGCGCACCTGGGGTGCAGGTAGGCGGGCCAGCTTGCCGGCCTGCTCAGCCCGGCTGGCAAGAATCTCTTCCACGATCGTGTCGGTGCCCACCTTCTTGGCGGCCTTCTTAAGTGCGGCGCGCTCGGCCTGCACCCGCTGGGTTTGCAGGCGCTTGGCGGCGATCGCCACGGCGCGGCGGTCCATGCCCGTGCGCTCGGGGCACTCGGCGATGCAGATGAAGCCACTGTCGCTGTACACGTACAGGCGGCCCAGGTCGTGGTCCAGCGCGTCAAAGCGCACCAGCACAGATTCACCCACATAGGCTTCCAGCTCGGGGGCAATGAAGTCCGCACCATCAAAGCGGATGCCCTTTTTCTGCACCGTGCGTCGGCCGTTGTTCTCGGGCGCTTCGGCCAGCAGCACGTCCAGCACGCGTTCGTCTTCGATCACGCGCACCTGGTCGCGGCTGGCAGCGGCCACGGAGAAGGGTGTGCGGTCGCCCAGGCCGGCGTGGTTGTCATGGTGGTAGATGTGGTCCACCCAGTTGTTGCAGAAGGCCTGGAAGTCGTCTGCGGTCATGTTCACGTCAAGCGTTTCGCCTCGGGTCATCAGGCGGTCTGCAAAGCTCTTGCGGGCTTCGATGGCGTTGCGGTCCGCGACGTTGTGGCCGATGTAGCCGGGCAGCAGTTCCAACAGCTGGCGGCTGAAGGTGCCGAAGCTGCGTTCAATGTGCGGCTTGTGCCAGGGCTGGAAGGGTGGGCACAGTTCCTGATGAACGGCCAGGCCCTGGATCACGCGGGTGGTGTGGTTGCTGACGTAGTCCGACCCGTTGTCCGTCTTGATGACTTCGGGCACGCCCCAGTCAAGCAAGGTGCTGCGCAGCAGGCCGCACACAGCGGTGGCCTTGCTGGTGCGGCTGACCAGCAGGCGCAAGCGGCGGGTGTACACGTCGATCACGCCCAGCACGGCGTGGCGGCCGTCTTTGAGCATCACGTCGCCGGGGGTGCTGTCCATCTCCCACAGCTGGTTGATGCGCTCCACACCCTCGCTCTGGCTTCCGAAGGCCACCATGTACTTGTTCTTGTAGTGGTCCGGGTTCTCCAGCGCGGCCAGGGTTTGCTTGTTGGCCTGGCGCCATTGCTCAATCCAGCGCTCCAGGCTGCGCACGCTGGGTGCATCAATCTCGCCGCTGGCGATCTGTGCGCCCAGGCGGGCTTTGATGCCCCTGTGGACCTGGGTTGCACGGGCGTGGGGGAATTGCACCAGGAAGGCTTCAACGAAGCCGAGCAGGCCTTCGTCGGCTGCTACCTTGGTGGCGCCCTTGCGGTTGCCGTAGTCACCCGCCAGGCGGCTGATGCCGCCAGCCTTGACCTGCAGGCGCCAGCGCTGCAGCGTGCCGGCGCTGAGGGTGCCTAGCTCGGTGCGCACCCAGGCGGGCACGTGGCCACCGCCCTGGGTCCAGGCCAGGGCGTAGTTTTGTTCGGCCAGGGTGGCGCCCATGCCGGTGGCGGCGCGGAACTGGTCAACGTCGGCCAGCACAGCCAGGCGGGCGTCCATGCGCCGCTGCTGCTGGCTGTTCATGGCGGCGGCGCTGCGCAGGCCCTGCGCTTGGGCCATTTCAATGGCGCGGCGGGCCAGCTGCTGGGTCAGCTCAGCGCGCTGGCCAGCGTTCATGCCCAACGCTTCGCTGGTGGCCACGGCCTGGGCACGCACCACGTCAGCCCCCACGGCGTTGCCACCGGCCAGCACGTTGGGGCGGTGCCAGACTAGGGCGGCGCGGGTGGCTGCGGGCAAGGCGGTGATGTGGAATTCAGTGCGGGTGCCGCCCCGGCCAGTGGCCTCACGGCTGCGCCAGGCCTGGGCTTCAGCCTGCATTTGCACGCCGCGCTTGCTGCTGGGCATGCTGGGCAGACCGGCCAGCTCAGACGCGGGGAACCATTCGCGTTGGGCGGTCATGCTTGACCCCCTTTTGAATTTGCGGCGTTTTGAGCCGTTTTTTCCGTCCTCTCGTCCTGACCCCCATCCTGAGAATAAAAACTGCAGGAAGGTGGTTTTGCGCAGTTTTGGGCGTGCTGCTTGGGCCTTTCGAACTCCTTGCGAACGGGGAACTCAACGCCAGCGGCGACAACTGCCGGGTGTTTGGTGATCGGATGGATACCAGCGAGGACCCGTTGCGCAGTGGTCCTAGATAAACCAGCTTTGGCTGCCGCTTCTGATGACGTGTAGCCCAAACGAACGAACCGAGCCACGCGAACAGCTTGGTGCGGCTGGACTTCAATGGGGCGCCCGCCCATGCTCGGCTTCACAGCCTGCTGCTTGATATATGCATCCACCCGTGGCGGGTTGACGAAGGGCCAACCCTCAAGCGGCTTGGCTGGCGCGACCAGCGCTTCAGCCAGGCGGGCTGATGCCTGGGCCAGCAGCGGCGGCAGGTTGGCTGGCAGCGGAGCCGGAACAGGCGGCGGCGCGTTGCCAAAGATGGGGCATACCACCGGGGCGGCGGGCTGTTGCTTGGGCAGGGCCTCGCACGCGGCGCGCAGTGCGTCCAGCTTGCGCTGCATGGCCTTGGGCATAGGGCGGCTGGAGGCGCTCATTACTTGACGGCCTCGGCGATCTGTTGCACAGCCGGTGGCGCCTTGAACTTGGCCACGTCGACGATCACGCCGTTCTTGAGCCCCAGGGCAACTGCCACCCGGTGGGCTTCGCCACGCAAGCCCTTGCGGCTACCGCGCAGCACGTCGACCACAGTCATCCTTTGAAAACCATGCTTCTTGGCCCACTCGGTGATCGAGACGCCTGCCTGCTCGAACTCGGTCCGAACCTGGGCGGCCGTTCGTACTGGGGGGTGCTGTTTTGGGTGGGTCATGGGAAACTGTGTGTTTTGATGGTTCTCGAACGTAGG